CTTACATTTGAAGAAGCTGACAAGCTTTCAAAGCTGTATCATATTCCATCTGGACTAATTTTTTTTGGAAACAGAAACGAGTTTATACGTTCTTTAAGAAAAGAACCAGTTAATGAATAGAAAGGAGAAAACAAAATGCAAAGTTTAGTAAAGATAAAAAATGATCAACCAGTAACTACAAGCCTAAATGTTGCTAAAACATTTGGGAAAGAACATAAAAATGTCGTTAAAAGAATCCGTGAGATTTCTCTAGAAATCACGAAAGCTCAAAAAATAGCTCTCGTAGAAAGCACCGAAAAGGCAATGTTTTTAGAGGGTAATTACAAAGTGAAAAATAATTTTAAATCTTATCCAATGTTCTACATGAACAAGGACGGCTTCACTTTGTTGGTAATGGGATTCAGCGGACGCAAGGCAACTCAATTCAAGCTTCAATATATCGCACAATTTAACCGCATGGCTGAACAAATTAAGCAGAATAAGCAAACAGCTTTACCAAGAAACTATCCTGAAGCCTTACGCCAGTTAGCCGAAAAGATTGAGGAAAATGAACGGTTAAAAACTAGTTTAGAAAATCCAAAACTTGACTTAAAAAGCCAAAAGCAAATTATAAAACAATCTGAACCAATTAATATTTTATACGGCATTGAAGAAATAGCGAAAGAATGTGGATATTCTTCGGGCCGAAAACTTAACAATGAAATGTACAGACAAAAAGTTATTTATCCACAAAAAGGTAAATGGTATCTATATTCAAAGTTCAAAAACCACGGTTTCAAAGACACGAGTACGCAAGCTAAAGCTCAAAAATGGACAGAAAAAGGACGGAAATTTATTAAAATTAGATTCAGCAAAAAACGTTAATGACATAGAAAGGAAGCGTAAAAATGACAGAACAAAATAAAAAAGAATCCACGTCTGCAACACGTGAATCCTCCAAAAACACAATTTATTTTGGAAAAAGCACTCCAAAACACACTAAAAAAGGTGATTTGCTGTTCGACACAAATGGCAAAAATATTGTGATTAAAAATCTTTAATACTTTTTAATCTCTATTGGAAAAGAAGCGTAAAAGTCAACTCTTTCGCCACTGAAAACGGTCAAAATTTCATTGCCATCAGCGAAAATTTGTCTAGTGATAGAAGCTCCATTAAGAGATTCTAGTTTTCTACCTTTAGCTGATGGTGTGTCGAATTTAAACTGATCGCCCTTTTTCATCCGAACGTGGTAATAGTTTTTATCCATATTATTTCACCTCGATTATGTTGGATTAACTAAATTATATTACAAAAAAATTATGAAAGGGGATGTAAATATGCCCGCATTGATAAATGAAAATGCAATTGCCAAACTTGTAGAGCAGCAAGTCAACAAGCTTACTGATGAGCGACTGCTAACTAAACTTGATGGCATAACGTGGTCAACTGACCAATTCCGCAAAGCTTGCTGTGGTGGCAAAGACAGCGGCTGGGTTACCACTTTCATTTTAGACAAGTTTCTTGATGAGATTGATTACTACCACGGTGGCTGGCTAATTCGTGGTGGACGAGGAAAGGCAAATATTATTTTCGCCAAGCCTGCTTGCGAGTGGATGGAGAAAAACCGCAACCGTATAGATTGGGGGGCAAAAATATGATGGCAATAGTAATTGTAGTCGTGGCAGCTAGTGCCTATTTTGCAGGATTGGAAGAGGGAAAGAGGGGTTGAGCATGATTGGGTTTCTATGGTTCCACACACTATTTTTCCCAGCGATTGTTTTTCTGGGTGCTGTGATCATAATTGCATGGCTATCTAGTATGTTTGCTAGTTGGGGGTGTTGGCTGATTAAAAAAATAGAAGCCTACGGCAATAGGCTTCATTACAAATATTTCTTACAAAAATTATACCACAGAAAGGATTAAAAGCATGAAAAAACAAATTACAGTAGGAACGGTTTTAAGAATGAAAACAACTGAAGAGTTAAAAACATTGAACACTATATTGGCTTTAGAAGCAGCAAGCCTTAAAGATCATCATCACTTAGAACAATTTGCTAAAAATGTAAGCTTTTTAGAAGAAGGTGAGTGAAATTGTCAGTCAAAATTAATAAATTAGAAATCGAAAATGTTAAACGCGTTAAGGCAGTCAAAATTGAGCCTAGCCAAAATGGATTAACTATCGTAGGTGGAAATAATAACCAAGGGAAGACAAGCGTACTTGATGCAATTGCTTGGGCATTGGGTGGAAATAAGTACAAACCATCAAAGGCAGAACGCGAAGGGTCAGCAATTCCCCCTAGACTTCATATCGTTATGAATAACGGCTTAATTGTTGAACGTACTGGTAAGAATTCAAGCTTAAAAGTAATTGATCCGAATGGTGAAAAAGGTGGCCAACAGCTACTAAATGATTTCGTTGAAGAATTAGCTTTGAATTTACCAAAGTTTATGGAATCGACGAATAAGGAAAAAGCGAAAATCTTACTGCGAATCATCGGAGTTGGTGACAAGCTTTACCAGTTAGAACAGCAAGAACAGGAAATTTACAATCAACGGCGCGCAATCGGTCAGATAGCTGATCAAAAAGGTAAGTATGCTAAAGAACAGCCTTACTTTCCGGACGCACCAAAACAACTAGTTGATGTTAGCGAGTTAATCAAACAGCAGCAGGCAATTCTGGTGAAAAACGGCGAGAACGCTCGGAAACGACAGCAAGTCAAGGAAATTCAAGGACGATTTGAACTTGAAAATCAGCAGATTAAGCAGCTCCAGGAACAACTGGCACAGCTACAAACTCAGCACGCTAAAACTGAAGCTGATTTACAAATAGCTCAAAAAGACACGCTAAGTCTGCACGATGAATCAACAGCCGAACTTGAAGCTAATTTATCTCAGATTGAAGAAATTAACCGCAAAGTTAGAGCCAATCTCGATAAAGATAAAGCTGAAGATGATGCAAAACAGTACGCCAATCAGTACGACAAACTAACCGAACAAATTAATCAAGTTAGAAAAGATAAAGCTGCATTGTTAAATAACGCAAAGCTACCTTTACCGGGGTTATCAGTTCAAGACGGGGAACTAACTTACAACGGTCAAAAATGGGACAACATGAGTGGTTCAGACCAACTCAAAGTTTCAACTGCGATTGTTCGTCAGTTGAAACCAGATTGCGGATTTGTCCTTTTAGACAAGCTTGAACAAATGGATCTAAATACTTTAAATCAATTCGGCGATTGGCTTAAAGAGCAAGACTTACAAGCAATTGCCACAAGAGTGTCAACAGGCGGAGAGTGCAGCATTGTAATTGAAGATGGTTATGTTAAAGGGCAGGAGCAAACTGTTGAACAGCCTACTAAACCAACTACAAATTGGGCAGGGAAAGGAGCGTTTTAAATGAATATCACGAGCGGAATTGTTCCAAAACCGCAGAAAACAGTGATTTATGGGGTGGAAGGCATTGGTAAAACAACATTTGCCAGTCAATTTCCAGATCCATTATTTATCGACACAGAAGACTCAACGCTATATTTGAATGTTAAACGTTTTGACAAACCTACTAGCTGGGAAATGCTGCTACAGCAAGTTGAATATGTTAAAACAAATCGTCCGTGTAAGACATTAGTAATCGATACGATGGATTGGGCCGAAGAATTATGCAAACAACATTTGATGCAAAAAAACGGTTGGAACGCAATTGACGCAACTGGATATGGAGCCAGATATGTTGCATTAGCCGGAGAAATTGGGGACTTGCTTAATAAGCTGAGTGAAGTAATTGAAGCTGGAATCAATGTTGTAATCACTGCACATGCTTGGCTGCGAAAAAAAGAAGAACCTGACGAAATGGGTGCTTATGATCGCTACGAGTTAAAGCTCGAAAAGAAAACAGCGCCACTCGTTAAGGAATGGGCCGATATGGTGTTGTTTGCCAATTACAAAACTCTGATTTTAACGGATGAGAAGACAAACAGTAAAAAAGCTACTGGTGGCCAACGTGTTATGTATACCACACACAAGCCTACCTGGGATGCGAAAAATCGTTTAGGTCTACCAGATGAATTACCTTTTGAATTTAGTCAAATTGCACAGGCATTTATGAGAGCAACTACTCCAGCCACATCAATCAGTGAGCCGGTTAAACCAGCAATTTCACAAGCTAAAGCTGCTGATCAAGAAGTAGGACCAGTTCCACCGGAACAACTGGATCCAGTTCCACAACCAGATCCAGCACCAGAATTTGCAGAAGATATTCCTGATGTAATTCCGCAAAGTGTTGCTGACTTGATGAAGATTAACCACGTGACTGTTAATGAAATTACTCAAACCATCTACAAAGGCGGATTCATGCCAGCAGACACACCACTAAAAAATATCCCTGACGACTTGTGGAATTACTTAGCAACTAATTGGAATAACACTCTAGGATTTATCCAAAACACATTAAGAAAATAAAAATTAGGAGGATTTAGTAAATGAACAACAATGAAAATGAATTTTTAAACTGGGATGAAGGTTGGGTAGCCGAAGAAAGTGAGTTTACTTTACTACCAGAAGGTAACTATCCATTTCAAGTAACAAATTTGGAACGCAAAATCTATTCTGGACAATCTGACAAAATTCCAAATGGTGCACCGTATGCAGAAGTGACATGCGAAGTTAACGGCGGTGAAAAAGGGAAAACGACTATTAAAGAACGGCTTTATTTGATGAAAAAGTTCACCTGGAAATTAACACAGTTTTTTAATTCAATCGGGCAAGTTCAAGAAATTGGACAGCCATTTCAACCAAAATGGAATCAAGTAATCGGTGCAAACGGTCGAGCAAAATTAGAAGTGAATAACTACACAGACAAAGACGGCAACAAAAAGCAGAATAACCGCATCAAAGAATTTTTAAAGCCTGCTGCTAATGCTGGTGTAGTCCAACAACAGTCAAGCTTCATCAATCAGCAAGCACCACAACAGCCAGCACAGCAACAACAGCAGCAATGGACCCAACCACAACAACCACAAGGACAACAGCAAGGTGGATTTCAACCAGGAGCATTTTAAGGGAGATGAATTAAATGGCTAAAAACATTGATTTACAACTTTCAAAATTGGCACATGGTGCTATCCAAGAAAAACTTAATGGTGAATTAGAAAAAGTGTTTAAAAATATTCATGATCCAAATACTAAATCAACTGACAAACGAACAGTTAACATCAAACTTGAATTTAAACCCGACGAAAATCGTGAAGTGGTGACCATGAACTGTGATGTTTCAATTAAAACTGCTCCAATTGAAGGAGTATCAACTACTGTTTTAACAGGTAGAGATTTGAATACTGGCAAGATTGAAGCACACGAACTTCAATCGGGAACACCAGGTCAAACTTTTATTGATCCTGATGATGGTGAAGTAAAGACAGATACAGGGGTACCAGTTGATGTAGTTGAAAAAGAAATGAAACGTAAAAAAGTAATCGACTTACAAAAAGGAGCTAATTAAACATGGATATGACAGCAGGAGCAATGAAATTTTTAATAGAACAAGGTATTAAACCATCAGAACGTTCGATTATTTCAAAATCTGGAACTGAGTATGTGGTTAATGATCAAGGTGAAGCCAATGCCTTGAAGCCACAAGTTTTTGGTCAAGCTAATGACCCAATTAAAATCAATACACTAACCGGTTTAGTTGAGTACATTAAATCGGGAATTGAAAGAGTTAATGACCGATTAATTATCCAAGTAATTAATGAAATGACAGTTAAACTGCAAGGCAAATTAGCAGCAGATGGTAGTCGCGAAGTTTTAGCAATTTCAAACGCTATTGTTCCGCATTTCCGCTTTGGATACTTTTATGACACCGAAACTATGAACATTGCTTTACAGTCACAATTTGTGGTCAACGAACACTCACAAGTTTTGCTAAAAGTAATTGGAAATATTGCAGAAAATAATATTTCTGAGGCTAGTGATGATGGTGTTAGCCAAGCTGTAACTATTAAGCAAGGTGTTGCTTCGAAAGTAAATGTAAAAGTACCTAATCCAGTTGAGCTAGCTCCATACAGAACTTTCTTGGAAGTTGAACAGCCAACGAGTAAGTTTATATTTCGGATGAAAGAAGGACCATCAGCAGCGATTTTTGAAGCAGACGGTGGTGCATGGAGAAATGAAGCAATTCGAAACATTCACGAGTTTTTATATCATCAGCTTGAAGAAAGCATAACAGATGGTCACATCGTAATCATGGCTTAAGGGATGAAGAAAATGGAATTAAGACCGTATCAACAGACATCACGTGAAAAAGTTGAATCAGAATGGAAAAAAGGACATAAAAAAACCTTGTTAGTTCTTCCAACGGGAACGGGTAAGACGATTGTATTCGCCAAAATTATTGAAGATTGTGTTAGAGCAGGTGAACGTGTACTTGTCTTAGCGCATCGAGGAGAATTACTAGAACAGGCTTCAGATAAATTAGCCAAAGCGACAGGCTTGAAAACTGCAACTGAAAAAGCTGAACAGACTAGCTTAGGCAGTTTTTATCGTGTAGTAGTCGGGTCCGTCCAAACACTGCAGAGGTCAAAACGACTTAAGCAATTTGCAACTGATTATTTTGACACAATTGTAGTTGATGAAGCACATCACTGTATTTCAGACGGATATCAACGAGTATTGAATTACTTCAAAGATGCAAAAGTGTTAGGCGTAACTGCTACAGCAGATCGTGGCGACCAACGCAATCTTGGCGAGTATTTTCAAAGTCTGGCATATGAATACAGTTTGCCGGCAGCTATCAAAGATGGGTATTTAACGCCAATTAAAGCACTGACTATTCCACTAAAACTTGATATTTCTGGAGTTAAACAGCAAGCCGGAGATTTCAGCACTAAAGAATTAGGTACTGCGTTAGATCCATATCTGGAACAGATAGCTGACGAGATGGTTAAAAATTGTATGAATCGCAAGACAGTTGTGTTTTTACCGCTTGTCAAAACATCAAAAAAGTTCACTGAAATTTTAAATCAGCATGGATTTAAAGCAGCAGAAGTTAATGGTGAATCTGATGACAGAAAGCAAGTACTAGCTGATTTTGAGTCTGGAAAGTACAACGTTTTGTGTAATTCAATGTTGCTAACAGAAGGTTGGGATTGTCCATCAGTTGACTGCATTATCGTTTTAAGGCCGACAAAGGTCCGTGGTCTTTACAGCCAGATGGTGGGCCGCGGGACTCGCCTAGCACCAGGTAAAAAAGAATTATTATTGTTGGATTTTCTGTGGCACACCGAACGTTTAGACCTATGCCATCCAGCACATTTGATTACCAAAAACAACGAAGTTGCCAAAAAGATGACAGAGAATATCCAAGAATCTGCCGCACCAGTTGATATCGAAGAAGCCGAAAAGGAAGCTGCAGAAGATGTTGTTGCGGAACGTGAGGAATCGCTAGCTAAACAATTGGCTGAGATGAAACGTAGAAAACGTAAGCTAGTTGATCCATTACAGTTTGAAATGTCAATCCAAGATGAGGACCTTTCAAGTTATGTTCCAAGTTTTGGCTGGGAAATGGCTCCGCCAAGTGACAAGCAGAAAAAAGCACTCGAAAAAATGGGTATCATGCCAGATGAAATTGATAATGCCGGGAAAGCTGATGTTTTATTAACTAGATTATCAATGAGACGTCAAGGCGGCTTAACAACGCCTAAGCAGATTCGATTTTTAGAGGGCCGAGGTTTCCAGCATGTTGGAACTTGGCAGTTTGAAAGTGCTAGCAAGATGATTAACAGAATTGCAGCAAATGGTTGGCGCACACCTCAGGGCATTAAGCCAACCGAGTACAAGCCACAAGAATTAATGACAGTATAACCACAGTCTGGTGACATCAGCATGGTTCGATTCCATGCTGTGGCATAGTTTGGCCAAACTAAATATTCTTTTGAAAGAGTGACCGAAATGAAACGGATCAAAAAAGGAAATCATTTAGTTAATGTTAAAGATGTCCATGGGATTCTCCATGAAAAAGCGGTAATTACAGAAATTTATAAAAGTACAGTAGTGATTTTAGACTGCAACACGAAAACAAAATGGATTGTTCATAAAAAAACAATTGGAGTCAAGCCGGATAAACAGCCTAATTGGTTAAAGTCTAAAAATCACTTTGATTTAGAAGCTAGCCAGAAGAGGGGTAGTATGCCACACTTCGACGAAGCAAATCAGTCAGTGTTTAAGAAAAGGGCGTATTACTAATGGAAAAGTTCAATTTATTGGACCCACTAGCTGCAATCAGTCCGTCAATGCTTAGCTACCAGGAGTGGTGCGATGTAGGGATGGCTTTAAAACATGAGGGCTATTCAGTTGATGATTGGGATAGTTGGAGTCGAAGTGATCCAGGTCGATATCACGAAGGTGAATGTGAGCGCAAATGGAATACTTTCAAGGGTACTAATACGCCAGTAACGGGTGCGACAATCACACAGATGGCAAAAAATAGCGGTTGGCAACCACATGGAAGCAATCCGGATGGCAACGAGTTTATTGGCTGGAATGACAGTTTTGTGACCTCGATTGATAAAGATTACAAAATTATTGACCCTGATTATATAGGTGGTCGAGCGATACAAACACCAACTAACTGGAACCCAGCGGAACAGATTATTAATTATTTGAAGTCATTGTTCGATATGGGCGAAGTAATCAGATTCGTTAACGATGCTTGGTATGACGAAAACAATGATAAATGGAAGCCAGGCAACGGTGTATATACTCAAACAGCTGGGACTATTATCGAAAAACTGCAAAAGTCCAATGGAGACATTGGTGCAGTAATGGGGGACCCAGAACCTCAAGCGGGTGCTTGGATATGTGTTAATCCACTAGATGGTAAAGGAACAAAAAATAATAACGTTACTGATTATCGTTTTGTTTTAGTTGAAAGTGATTCGATGGAATTAGAAAAGCAAAACGAATTATTACGAAAACTGGAATTACCAATTGCAACGTTGACTTATTCAGGCAGTCGCAGCTTACATGCGGTAGTTAAAGTCGATGCAGTCAACTTACCGCAATATCAGGAACGAGTAGATCACCTTTACAAGATTCTTGAAAAGAACGGTTTGCGAGTTGACAAGCAAAACAAGAACCCAGCAAGACTTACCAGATTACCAGGATTTCAACGTGGGGAAAAGAAACAATTTTTAATCGCTACGAATCTTGGCCAAGAAAGTTGGGATGATTGGAAAGATTATATTGAGGACATGAACGACAATCTACCAGAAATGGAAAATATGTCTGATTTGTTCGATAAGCCAATCATCTTAGCACCAGAATTGATTAGTGGAGTTTTGCGGCAGGGACACAAGATGCTAATTGCAGGCCCGTCAAAAGCTGGTAAGTCATTCGCGTTAATTCAGTTAGCAATTGCCATAGCTGAGGGGTGGAGGTGGTTCAACTTTCAGTGCCAACGTGGCCGAGTTCTATACGTAAATTTAGAGTTAGACGAGCGTTCAGCTAAAAAACGTTTTGTCGAAATCTACAATACGTTAGGTCGGGGTCATGATCACGTAGATAACATTGATGTTTGGAACTTACGTGGGAAAACCAGTCCAATGGATAAGTTAGCACCGAAACTGATTCGTAGAGCAGAAAAAGCTGAATACAAAGCAGTCATCATTGACCCGATTTATAAAGTCCTGACGGGTGATGAAAACAATGCTCACGATATGTCATTGTTTGTTAATCAGTTTGATTTAATCGCTACGGAATTAAAATGTTCAGTCATCTATGCACATCATCATTCAAAGGGTGCACAGGGTGGAAAGGCTTCAATGGACCGTTCTTCTGGGTCTGGTGTGTTCGCTCGGGACCCGGATGCAATTTTGGATTTGATCGAATTGCCTGTTGATGAGCCACGATATGATCAGCGCGAAAATGAAGCAATTTGTAATGTATATCAGTCAGCTATCAAGCACTTTAATTCAAATTATGAAATCCCGCTTGATGACACGTTTAGTTTGAAGCAGATGTCACATCACTTATTAGCTGCATTAACTGGATTGCCAAATTCAAAGCAGATTTTAAAGCAAATAAACGAACGAAAAAATGCAGCAGTTACTGCAATCCGTCAGGCAACAGCTTGGAGATTGTCTGGAACACTGCGTGAGTTTCCTAAATTTGATCCAGTTAACGCCTGGTTCCAATATCCTATTCACGTTTTGGACGACAGTTTGCAGGACATCAAAATTGATGATGACCAGAAAACGAAATGGAAAAAAGGAACACAAAAAGCCAATCAGTCCAAAAGCGAAAAATCACAACAGGAGCTTGAAGAAGCATTCAATATTTTGAGCATGGATGGCGGAGCAATTGAAGTAAATAAAATTGCGGATTATCTAGAGGTGTCAAAAAGAGCTGTTTATAACAGAATCAAAAAGAGCAAAAAGTTTAGTGCAAATGGTGGGATGATAGAAAAAACTAATAATGATGATAAATAAAAAAGTGTCATAGCTATTAGCTATTCACTGGCTGTGACAACTAAGTTTGTTCGTGAAGGGCTATTTAGCTATTCACTAGCTGTGACAACCCAAAAAGCCTGTCACACCGCTGTCCGTCTGTCTTGTCATAGCTCTCCTCAGGAGAGTAGCTATGACAACAGACTGAAACGGACAATGAAATAAAATGAAAAATTAAAACGTAATAGATAAAATTAATAAAGTAAAGAGTGGCGGAAATGACAGAAAAAGTAATTCAGTTTTTTGTACCAATGAAAAAAATACCGACAGTCACGCATCAGGAAAAACAGGTAGCTGTTGTAAAAGATAAGCCACATTTTTATGAACCAGCAGAATTAAGAAATGTGCGTCAATTGTATATGGATATGTTTGGACAATATGTTCCTGATCAAAAAATGCCTGGTAAGGTTCGGATGACAATTAAGTATTGTTTCCCGCTTCAAGGAAAACATTCAGATGGTGAGTACAAAGACACAAAGCCCGATTTGGACAATATGACCAAACTCGTCCAAGACTGCCTGACTAAATTAGAATTTTGGAAAGATGACAGATATGTGGTTAGCCTGATTGCAGAAAAGTTCTGGGCGAAGATGCCAGGAATATTTATCAGAATAGAGGAAGTGAGATGAATGAATTGGGATAACGTATTTATGGATATTAAAAAGTGGATGCAGGCTTCAAATCAAATAATGCAAAAATATCCGATTTCATCAAATGAATACTGGCATTGGTTAGTAGGTTCACTTGGCCATTTAGAACAAAAATATAATAGTCATCCTGTAGTAGTTGGGTTTTGTGTATCGCTGATGAATTATGAAGAATCGTACTGGAAAAAACAGAAATGAAAATGTTGGGAGGAATAAACATGATAATCACTGGTAAGGAATTTCGCACAAGATGCAGAAATAACACTTTTACCGGGAATATGTTTCCAAGAGAAAGCATTGAACGGGCTGTTTCGGTAGGCTGGGAAACTGCAGATACTCATGAAACAGTGTACGGCTTTTCCTTTAAGGATAGTGACAGGATTGTTATTAACAATAGCTTGCTAAGAGCTGCTGGCTGGAAGAAAGAGGGAGAAATATAAATGAAACTAGTAAAAATTAACACTGCTTGGCATATCTGTTTCATGAACCGAGCAGGTGAGTTGATGAGTGATTGTGGGGAAATTAAAGCTAGTCGACACGGTGAAGTGTTGAGGAACATTAACGGCAAGCGAGCAGATTTTGTTGAAGCAGGCTCTGATTCTAATTTTGTTAAAACGCACAGGCTATGTGAGAGATGCGAATATCTAAGAAATAAGTGGAGTGTTGATAATGAAATATAAAATTGGCGACAAGGTAAAAATTAAAGAGGACATGCTTTTGACTTTGCCTGAACGAGCTGATATACATTTAAAAGATCAAGTTGGCATGATTGGTAAAGTAATCAAAATACACGAGCATACCGGTGAAAGCGCTGTGAGAGTTAAGCCAATTGAGTCAAGACTGAAAGGCAAATTTTGGTGGAATGAATCAGACTTGAAAGCAGAAAACTAGGAGATGAGTAGCATGTGGGTATCAATATGTTTAATTGCTTTTATGATCTTATGCGGTTGGATTGTTTATCTGGACAAGAGGTGAGTTAGCTAGTGATTGAAGAAAGGTTATCTAGTAAGGAAATGGCAGGGCTTGAAGCCGATTTTATGAAGATATCGCAGGTGGATAAACTAATCAAAAGGCGAGAATTCGAAGTCGAATGGCCTTTTCGTGAATTTGAAGATGAGAACGTGGGTGGCGGTCGAAGCTCGGTGACTGTGAACAAAGCAGAAAAAATCCTTGAAGCTAAAGAAAAAGATAATTACTTGCAACGGTTATATTATTTGCGAAACATGAGAGATGCTGTTTTAGATGTTATGACTGAGCAGCAAAAAGAAATTTATAAACTGAGATTTTGTACGAACGATTATTACGATTGGCTCATGGTCGGCGAATTATTGAAACCTCAACTTAGCCGTGCACAGATCTATCGTAAACGAGAAAAGTTATTGGAACTTTTAGCGAAAGAAGAAGGAATATTGCCGAAATGAGACTATATATTATTTTTTCTCATTCAAAAAAGTGCAAAATGATATTGTCAGATAGTTAGATATCTGGCTCCCTCGATAAATATTTTAACAGGGCGTTCAGAAATGAACGCTATTTTGTTTACTTTTTTAGATTTTAGAGGTTTAATTTTAACTGTTAGAATAATTTACTTTGGGGGAATCAAATTGAATTTTAGTTTTTATAATGTTTATATTGAAAAAAATAGTAACCTTACATATTTATCTTTAAATAATTTGTTGGATCATATAAGCGCACAAAATTCAAGAAATAAAACTGTAAAACTTGATGATGATTGCTATTACTCTATGCCTCAGTATAGAGTAATTAATGATAATCAATGCAGAATCTTTTGGCTTGGTAAGTTTTTGAAAAGCAAACCATACAATGGACGTATAGGTTCGGATAACATCGAGGAAATTGTTGGAGATGCGTATCAACCAGTAATTTGCTTGTATGATGAAGTTCATAGAATGCTAGTAGTTGAAGGGACAATAGCAGGACCAAAAAAGAAAGGAATAGAAAATTTTCTCAACTCTTATATCTGTAAAGAGAACGAGGGAAACAATAATTGCTACCATGTAAAATTAATACAACAAAGGTCAGAAAAGGGCTTAGAAATAGTAGATAATGATACAGAAATATTAAGAATTTTAATTCAGGTGAAAATTAATGATTATAATGTTCAAAATTTTATAAGCCAAGATGAAGATGCTGAGGAACAAAATTTTATAGGCACACTTTTGGGTAGGAATGTTGAATTTGGAAATGAGTTTGGAGCTAATGTTTTAACATTAGAATTTAAAAAGGGACGCTATGCAGGTGATTTAGATAACACTATAATTAATCTTGTACAAGCTATTAATTCGGAAGATATAAGTCTTTTAAATGGGTTAATTGATGTAAAATTAGGTGACGGAACTAGAACGCAGATAGACTTACGGCAAAGAAAGTTCATAAGTTTTTATAAAGATGTTGGAGATATCACTGGTTTTGATGCACTTATGATAGTGTTAAGAGATGCTTTGGCAAACAATGAGTTTTCAAATGATGCGATTAATTATTCGTTAGAACATTATGCAGGTGAAATATCTGACTGTAATGATACTGTGACTTATAAGGATATACCGTATGGGGGGCTGGAAAATGAGGAAATTGAAGAAGAAGCATAATTTTTTTAATATGGCGGATAATTATTTAAAAAAGTATTTTGTTTTTGTTCCTATATTTTTTTTAATGATATTGTTACTTTTTCAACAAGAAAGATCTTTCATTGTTTCTTGGGGAAAAATTATATATCAAAGTAGCGATTCAATTAATACTTTAACAAGTATTTTTGCAGGTATATATTTTTCTTTGTATACATTGTTGCTTGCTATCCCATCCTTCTCCGTAATAAAAAAATTAAATAGGAAAAATTATAAATATCTTTTGATAACGATTTCCGTAGGCTTGCTAACTTCTTTAATTTACAGTCTATTTCAAGTATTAATTTCTTTTTTAAAAGCGGATAGTTTAATATATGGATTTAATTTCATTGTAGTTATAGCATTTGTTTTGTCAGTTATACAAAACATAATATTTTTTGGAATAATTTTGGGGAAGGACTTAGGAAATAGTTATTCTCAAAGTAATTCTGATCAATTAAAAGAGGATATAAAATATATAAAAGAATGGGTTCACCAACAGACTGAGTATCAAAGAAAGTAACAAATTAAGAGTTTGCGAAACATAATTGTGTATGTGTTATTTGCATAATTCAATTAAGCAGCCATTGAGCTGCTTTTTTTGTACACAAAACAAAACACTTTCAGGAGGTGGTGGACATGAATGCCTAGAAAAAGAAATCCAAAGCGAGAACAAGCACGGCAAATGTGGCTTGATTCTGGCGGAAAAAAGAAATTAATAGAAATTGCTAATGAGCTTGATGTCAGTCCATCACAGATTCGTAAATGGAAGTCACTTGATAAGTGGAGTGACGATTTAAAGGGTAACGTTACTAAAAAAAAGGAACGTTCCTCTATGAAAGGAAACCAATACGCAAAAGGCAATCGCGGTAACATCCATGCTTCCCCACCTAAAGGGAACAGAAATGCCGTGAAACACGGGCTTTTTGCTAAGTGGCTGCCTGACGATACTAGAAAATTGGTTCAAGAAATATATACGTCTGAACCAGCGGATATCATTTGGAATAATATTATGATTCAATATGCCGCTATTATTCGTTCAGTGAAAATAATGAATGTGGCTAGTGAATTTGATGTGACTAGCGATGTTACTGAAGTGGACTTGAATCCAACAATTGTAAATAAAAAGACAGGCAAGCCGGTTCAAACTAAAGAAGTCAGACAGTACCAATATGCCTGGGATAAGCAGGCTAATTATTTACAAGCATTATCCAGGGCTCAAACAACGTTGGGGAGTCTGATTAAGCAATTTGTTAAGATTGCCGATGAAACAGACGAGCGTAGAAAAAAGCTAGCTTTAATGGATCAACAACTTAATATTCTTGAAGCCAAAGCACGTATTCTAAACGACAATGGCAACGATACGGAAGCTAAAGTATCTAAGCTGCTGGATAAGATTGATGAAACGTTAGGTGGTGATGTAGATGATAAGTGATCTATACACGCCTAAGCAGATTCAAGTATTACAGTCGCTTAAACGTACAGACTGGCGACTACTAATCAATTATGGTGCCGTGCGATCAGGCAAAACAGTTGTGGATAATGACGTGTTCTTGTTTGAGTTAAGGCGAGTCAAAAAGTCAGCTGATGAATTAGGTGTGGACGAACCGATGTACATCTTAGCAGGTTATTCTAGCAAGTCACTGCAAAACAACGTGCTGCAAGAGCTGTCGAATAAGTATGGTATTGAGTTCAAGTTTGATAAGCATAATTCTTTTAAGTTGTTCGGTGTTAAAGTGGTGCAGACGTTTACTGGTTCAATCGCTGGTCTTGGTGCAATCAGAGGGATGACAAGTTTCGGTGCATACGTCAATGAAGCTTCGCTTGCAAATGAAGAAGTATTCAATGAAATACTCAACCGTTGTTCAGCACCACATGCTCGAATAGTATGCGATACTAATCCAGACGTGCCTACACACTATCTTAAGAAAAATTACATCGATAATAAGGACAAACAAGCAGGCATTATCAGCTATCACTTCACAATCGACGATAATACATTCTTACCATCTGAGTACGTTCAGCATATGAAAGCTGGAACACCGTCAGGGATGTTTTACGACCGTTCAATACTTGGCTTGTGGGTGTCTGGCGATGGCATGGTGTACAAAGATTTCAATAAAGATACTATGATTATTCCTCGTTCAAAATTGCCGGAAAGCCTAACTTATTATTGTGGAGTTGACTGGGGATACGAACACAAGGGAACAATCGTAGTTATGGCTGATGATGACCAAGGCAACACTTACTTAGTCGAGGAACATACAAAGCAGTACGAAGAAATAGACTACTGGGTTAGAGTTGCTAAGGAGATTCAAAGCCGATACGGTAGCAGAATTAAGTTCTTTGCTGATTCGGCAAGGCCTGAGCATGTAGCACGTTTCAGACGTGAGAATCTTAATGTATTTAACGCAAATAAAAGTGTATTAAGCGGTATTGAGTCAGTTGCAAAACTGATGAAAGAACACCGCTTTTTTGTTGTCAAAGAATCGATAGACAAGTTCCTAGAAGAAATTTATCAGTATATCTGGGACGAGAAAACAGGCATGCCAGTCAAGGCTAATGACGATGTGCAAGACGCTGTTAGATACGCTGTACACAGCCAACATAACGAATTAAACAAAGCCAAAGCGGTAGTTAAGCCGAGTTGGCTTAGGAGGTGATTACGATAGATTTATTAAATTTTAAAGGCGAAAGAAGTTCAAATGTAGCAGTTGACCCAGCGCTAATCGGCGATGTTAACAACCCGAGTTTCGACGCAATCAATTACGCCATTAACGCACAAAAGAATAGAATCGAGCGTTTTAACTGGTTGGAAGATTATTATGAAGGTAATCAGGACATTTTCAGACGTCAGTTGAATAGTAGCTTAGGCAAAGCTAATGAAAAAGCTATGACTAATCATGCTAAATACATTACTGACATGAATGTCGGTTTCACGACTGGTAATCCTATTTCAATCGCTGCTGGTAAAGATAAGGATATTAAGCCAATCCAAGAGCAGCTAGATGATATGGATATCTCAGCACATGATACGGAATTAGAAAAGGATTTAAGTGTGTACGGCTGCGGTTATGAGTTGCTTTATATCAAGCAAAACAATGGTACACCAGTATTGTCTATTCAGAAGATTGACCCTCGTGGTTGTGTGCTAGTGACAGATGATACAGTCGATAAAAATTCATTGTTTGGTATTTACTATGTACAAAAGCTTGATTTGCTTGGCAATCCCAACGGTTATTTAATTACTGTTTATACTCAGAAAAATATTATTGAGTATCGAACAAGAATTGGCTATGAGTTATCTGACACAAACATTGCTGATGGATATCCGCAAGTTGCTCAACATTATTTCGGTGGTGTGCCTTTGATAAGCTACAGAAACAATGAAGAAAAGCAAGGCGATTTCGAGCAAGTAATTAGTTTGATTGATGCATATAACGAGCTCCAATCAGATCGAATCACTGATAAAAGAAACTTTATTGACGCGTTATTAGTATTGTATGGATTCACTTTAACAGATGAAAAAGGCAACGATATTAACGTTGATAAAGACCACACGATGATTTATGCACCGCCTAAAACAGGTGATAATGCAGCAGACGTTGAGTGGCTGACTAAAACTTTTGATGAAGATCAGCTTCAAACTCTAGTCAAATCAGTCAAAGATGATATCCACCAGATGACTTATGTTCCAAACATGCTAGATGAAAACTTTTCAGGCGTTAGCTCGGGTGAAGCAATGAAATACAAGCTGTTTGGATTGTATCAACTGTTAGCTACTAAGCAGCGGTATTTAATCCGGGGTATCCGGCAGAGATTACAGTTAATTCAGAATCTACTAGTTTTCAAGGGACAGTCTTGTGATGCGTCAGGTGCAGTTATTTCAATTAATCCTAACTTGCCTGTCAATATGAGTGACATTATCAATAACATTAAGAATGCTGACGGAGTAATTCCACAGAAAGTCGCATTAAGCTGGTTGCCTGGTCAAAATGACCCAGATGAAATGATTAAAGAACTTCAACAGGAAAAGGCTGATAATATTAAAATGCAAGACAAAATTTTAGGCGGTACAGCACTAACTGAAAACAAGACAATTGACGACAATGGAAACGTGATAGACAAACAGCAGAAATCAGATGATGAGTCATGATTAAAGCTGTTTTTTATTTACACAAAAAACATGTAATTGGATATGAAATAACTGGTCACGCTCATTTTGCAATCAGGGGGTCTGACATTGTCTGCGCGGCTGTTTCAGTTCTTAGTCAAGCAATCACAGCAGAATTAAATAATGCTGTCCTAAACGATTGTGAGGGCATTTCAGTTAGATTGATTGAGCCTAATGCAAAAAACAGAGTGTTATGTGAAACGTTGATTCACGGACTTAAACAGATTGAAGAACAATATCCTAAGAATCTAAAGGTGGACGTATATGAAACTCGAAATTAAAGATCAATCAAAGCAATTAGACTCAATCATTAAGTCAATTGGTATTTTCACGATTGTAATTTTAAAAATGCTAGGTTTGATTAGTTTAAGTTGGAAGCCTTTAGTTGGCGCTTTGATACTTTTGTATTTGTTTCTTTAGAGGATAGCAAATGAAAAAAATAAAAATTAATGTTTTAGGTATCGAATACACAGCTCATTTGGGAGCACTAGAAGAAAACGAACCGAGATTATCAGACTTTGATGGTTTTACGGATACTTCGACTAAGGACATTTATATTGCCAAATTTGAATATGACAATCATTCAATAAAAGACTTGAAAAAACATTCGCACCAAGTTTTGAGGCACGAGATAGTTCATGCTTTTTTATTTGAAAGCGGACTGGATTGTAATTCCGATTGGGCTAGGAATGAAGAAATAGTTGATTGGATAGCTTTGCAGTTCCCAAAAATAAATAAGGTATTTGAAAGTTTAAACATCAAAGAATAACGGAGGTGTGATTATTGGCAGAGAATCAAAAATTAACGTATTGGCAACTGCGTGCAATTCGTAACGAGGAAAAGTCACATGAAGCTGCTAATAGCAAGATACCAGTAATCACTAACGCCTATATTCGTGCACAAAACTATTTGCAAGGTGAAGTTAAGCAAATATACCGAAAATATTTCAGCAATGGAACGTATACCGAAGCACAAGCAGCAGAAATCTTGAATACAACCGTTAGTCCTACCGAGTTAATAACCTTGCGTGCATTAGCCAAGAATATTGCTGATAGCGAGTCAAAGAAACAAGTTACTGATTATCTATCTGCTTTAGCTGCTAAAGGACGTATCACGCGCTTAGAAGAACTACAGGCTAAGTCATATATAGCAGTTAAACAGGTTTCAAGCGTGGAAGTACAGGAGTCAACAGATTTGTATACCAAGGTTATTCAACAAGCTTGGAACGAAGCAACTGCTGAGGGAGTAATAGGCGATGTTGGCAAAGATGTGAAGCTATTTGAAAAAGGTTATGTGCCACAGATTGACGAAAAAACTAAGCAAATTAGTATTCTAAATCCATCTACAGGAAAAGAGATTACTAAAGTTAAAGCAGTTCCAGATAAAACAATAACAAGCTTTAAAGAGCTATCAGGAAAGTACGTTAAAGCTGCACTTGACACCCCCTTTTATGGGAAGAGTTACTCACAGCGTATCTGGGGCAACACTGATAAGCTAGCAGCTAGGCTAAAAGAATTGTTTACCACACAACAGATGTCGGGCATGAGTGAACGTGACATGGCCAAGGCATTATCTGATGAGTTCGGCAGTGGCATGGCTAATGCTAAGCGTTTAATCAGGACAGAAGCTAATTACTTCCACAATACCACTAAGGTAGCAGGTTGGAAACAACGTGGAATTAAGGAGTTTCAGATAGTTGCCGTTCTCGATAACCGTACTTCACAAATATGCCGGCACGCTGATGGAAAAGTTTATCCAGTTAGTGAGGCTGAGGTGGGCAAGACATTACCACCATTACACGTTTATTGTCGTTCTGTTGCAGTAGTGCATTTTGCTAATAGCCCATATGTAGGGACACGGACGGCTAACAATCCTAACACTGGTAATACATTTCAAATTGATCAAAGCAAAACCTATCGAGATTGGGAAAAGATTATTAATGATACCAGAAAGAAAAATCAAAGTGGGAGTTGATAATTATGCGTTGTTGTAGTGGTTGTGGGTGTCTAACGTTATTATGTCTGCTGTTTTGGGTGCTTGTGTTTGCACTCATATTATTCTAGGAGGCTGTTGCAATGGAAAAAGTTGAAATTAACCCATTTTTAGTTCAAAAAAATCAAATGATAGAAGCTGTTGAAACATTTACGGATTCTTATATAGTTGCGTATAACAAGGCTTTTGCAGAATCTAAAAATAGTGAGTTTTCCCATGAGGTAGCAAAGAATATGGTTACTGCGATAATGCAAGCAAATAATTAGGAGGAAAACAGAATGAAATATCAAAAGAAACCAGTAGTCATTGAAGCATGGCAATTTACTAGATATAACTTTTCAAAGGGAGTTCCTAGATGGATTGAATACGTTGGGCAAGAGCGTAATCAAAGCATAAAGCTCTGGTCTCAATACGGTGGAAAAATAATCGGCGGTGAAATAAAAACACTGGAAGGTAACATGAAAGTATCAGATGGTGATTATATTATCAAAGGCGTACATGGTGAGCTTTATCCATGTAAGCCTGATATTTTCAAAGAAACTTACGAGCCAGTAGAGACGAAACGTAATAAAAGTAAACTCCGTTCGCTAATTAACTCATTGGTTTAAATTTGATTAACATTTATTTTTAAAAGACGATATAGTTATTAGAAGAGAGGTGATGAACAATGACTATTAGATTGATTATTGGTCAGTCAAGCTTTAAAAGCGGTTTTACTGCTATGAAAAAACCTTATCCATTTTCTGTTGCTGCATTTATTCCTTCAAATTGGGATGATGGGAACAGAAATCTTGCTTTTAGACGTGTGTTGGGCATGATATACGGGAAAAGAATAGCCAAAGAGAAGCTAAAGGAATGGAAAGATTCTAACACTGTTGGAGTGAAAGTAGTTAATTTGTTGAAAGAAGATAATGTATATTTAGCCAATATTTGTGAATCAAAAAAGGAAATAGTTGCATTTTTAGAAAAAGAGACTGATGAAATAAAAATACTTGCTCTTGGAGACGACGCAATAACGTTTTTTTATGAAGAAAGAATTTCACTATTTTTAGGTAAAGTTTCACTTTATAAGTACACTCTTCCAACAACTAATGGTAATTCTCAACAGTTATTTGAAGAATTTGATTATGACTATAATAAACACTATGATAGTGCACGCAAATTAATTGATGAATTTACCATATTAAAGGGATAATTAATTTTATCTTGACCTAAGCAAGTCGTTAAACTGCTTAAATTAAATAGCATGCGTGGGTCTGTTAAAGATACCACGATTAAATTAGCACAATGTGTGGGGCGTAATTGCAATGCATGGGGTGCTTTTTTTGTGGCCTGAATTAACAGAAATGCGTGGGCGAAAGGAGTTTTTATGATGAAAGAGCTACTAAAGATGAATTTACAAATGTTTGCTGATGGTGACGGTGCTAGTGATACAGACACTGAATCAACCGAAACTACTGAAACAGAAAACACGGAGTCAACTGAAAATACTGAAACTGAATCTAAACCATTCAAGTCATTTGCTGACGAGAAAGAGCTGCAAGCCTATACTGACAAGCTGATTCAGAGTGCAATTAAAACGCACGATGAGAAAAAAGCCAGTGAAGCACAGCAACAGAAGTCTTATGAGAAAATGACTGACTTGGAAAAAGCACAGTATGATAAAGAACAGCTTCAAAAACAGCTAGCCGAGTCACAGACTCATGCTAAGGTAGTTGAAAATCGTGCAAAGATTACTGAACGCCTTGGCAATGATGACCTACCGACTGGCTTAATCAGTGTGTTTGGTGAAGGTGTACTAGCTGATAATGAGCAACTTGAAGAAGCGTATAAGAACGTATCTAAGGTGTTCACTGAAAGCTTACAAAAAGCTATCGACAAACGCATTGCTGATTCAAGCACAACAGTGCCGGGCAAAGCAAACGGAGCAAAGAAATCTGAGGGAGCAACAGTCGCAGAACAGTTCAATAAACAACAGCAGCCTATTAAAACAAACTTTTGGGCTACTAAATAAGGAGGAATTTTAAATGGCTTATGTAAAAGCAACAGAAACAGTTAATGAAACTAACTTTTTAGCTTCAGAAAAATTTGTATCTTTTCCACGTCAAGTGGATTCAACTAGCTATGCAGTAACAACAGATGGTCGTGGGCACAAAGTTATCCCAGCGGGTACTGTTTATCCAACTAACGATGCTAGTGCAGAGGGCGTGACAATTGATGAAGTTGACGTAACTAATGGTGCACAACCTGTTGGTGTTATCGTTGATGGATTCATTTATGGTAAGAAGTTGCCAGTTGAACCCGCGACAGCTGCTATTACTGCATTGAAACGGATCACGTTTGTTGATGAAACTGTATCAGCAGGCTAATTAAAAAAGGAGGAATGTTTAAATGACAACAATTGGAGATTTATTTTCACAACATGATTTAATTGACTATTCTTTGAATCGTCAATATCCTGTATTACTCGGAGATAGCCTATTTGAACCAAAAAAGGTTAATTCACTAACAGTAGATGTTCTTAATCGTCAAAATCGTGTTCCAGTTATTGCTTCGGTGGCAGCATTTGATGCAGAAGCTGAGATTGGTAGCCGTGAAGCATCTAAAAAGGTAGAGGAACTTGCATTAATCAAGCGTAAAATGAAGATTTCAGAAAAAGATTTATACGCAATGCTCAACCCACGTACACCCGCTGAATTAACATATCTCAAGAGCCATGTATTCAATGATTTTGATGTCCTTAATCAAGGAATTCTTGCTCGTGTTGAAAAGATGACATTCGATGTTCTTTCAACAGGTAAAACAATCCTAGCCGATGAAAACAATAAGCTGAACATTTCACTTGATTATGGTGTTCCTGCTGCGCACCAAGAGGCTTTATCAGGTACATCTCTGTGGGATACAGATACTGCTGATATTATAAAGGATATTACACGCTGGTGTGATGCTTTAGATGTCACTCCTACTCGTGCTTTAACAAGTCGAAAGGTATATCGTGCAATTACTACTAATGCAAAGGTATTGCAAGCAGTATTTGGTACTTCAACACGTGCTCTTGGCCAAGCTGAATTCGATCAATTCATGCAGTTACAAGGTTTACCAATCATTCGCACATACGACCAAAAGTACAAGGATGGTTCGGGCAATTCATACCGTTATTTCCCTGAAAACCGTATTGTGTTGATGAATGACGACCCATTGGGCAACAAATTATTTGGACCTACTCCAGAAGAACTTGCTCAATTTAATGGAGATGTGCAGTTAAACTCTGTTGGAAACGTTTATGACATGATTTACACAGAAGATAAAGACCCAGTCATCACATGGGAAAAGGCCTCTGCCGTTGCATTGCCAGCTTTTGCCGCTGCTGATGAAGTGTTCCAAGCACAAGTTTTAGCCTAAGAGGTGTTTTAAATGAAAGTTAAAGTTAAAGGTATGCCTGTTAGGCATAACGGTAAACGTTATAAAAAGAATGAGGAGCTTGTCATTGAGCAAAAGCATTTCAATGATGAGCTTTTTGTTTGCCTTGATTCAGGCAAGAAAGAAAAACAGCCAGCCAAAAAATAGAGGTGATTGTTTATGCCAGCACCAAGTCCGCCAGACAAGGCGGGGCAACTTACTAAGTTGTATGCACGATTAGGAGTGACTACTGATTCAGACGATGCAGTAGTTGTCTCGGATATGTTTGACGATGCTATCCAGATGTGTCTTGACTACACCAACCGCGCTGATTTCACTACGCCAATCTTGATTCAGGCTAAACGATTAGCGATTGTCATGTATAACCAACAGGCTGATGAGGGCGAAACTGCTCGGTCAGAAGGTGGTGTGTCACAGACGTTTGAAACAGGCATTCCAGCCAATATTATAGCTGCACTTACACCATATCGAGTTGGTAAAGTGAGGGGATTTTCATGAGATTAAGGTTCGGAGATTTAACTACCGTCTATGTTAGAAAGCCACAGCAGACAGTTGACAATGAGGGCAATATCATCACAGGCGGTTGGTCAGATCCAATTGAAATCAAAATGAATGTTCAAAGTGCTGGCGGTCAAGTTAATGCGCAAGTGTGGGGCAAGCAGCTTAAATACATTAAGTCATGCAAATACCAAGGAAATGTGCTTAACGAAAACGAAAGCGAAAATTGGGGTGTTTGTTTAAGCGTAGCCAAAACTGATGAACCGGATTATCTGATCAACCAGATTCAGACATATTCAACTCACAAAAATATAACTCTTGAGAAGCGTGATCAAAATGGCTGAAATTGAAATTAAAGGTATGGATAAGCTTGTTGCTAAGCTACAAAAGCTACCTGAAATTTATAAGGATGCTATCTGGGACGGTGCTTTTGATGTAGCCGAAAAGGTTGAGGGCTATGCGGTTAGAGAATTGCAATCATCAGTTAAATATGGTACTGGCGAATTAGCACGAAGTATCAAATATGAAGTAGTTGAAAAAGATGGCAAGATAGTTGGGCGTGTTTGGTCAGATAGTGCTGTCGCGTGGTATCGAACTTTTGGAACTGGCTTAGTTGGTGAAGCTTCACCTAAAAAGCTGCCTGATGGATTCGAGCCATCTTATCGACAAACACCGTGGTTTATTCCAGCTGATAAAGTTGACGTTAATTTACATGAAATTTATGGTATGCCACTGATTGAAATTAACGGGAAAAAGTTTTATCGGACTAAAGGCCAACCGGCTAGACAGTTTTTTGAGCCAGCAATCGAAAAGGTTTCTGATGAAGCAGACACCATCGTTGCTAATCGTGTCAATCAAGCTGTGCATGATAAGTTAGGGGGCTAGTTAATGGAAATAATCAACATGAAAACAATAGCATATCAAGCTATCAAGTCGGTTACGGATATTAAGCTAGTCGCAACTAGCTATCCGGACAGCTTTACAGTTTATCCGACTGCTATTTATTCAACTGAACATAAAGCCCATTTCAGAGATTCTGGTATGAACGAATTGCAAACTGAATGGACGATTACAATTGACATTTTTAAAGACCAAGGAAGTTTAACAGATATCACAAATAAGCTCATAACGCTTTTTAGCGCTATGGGCTTTTCTAATGATGTTGGTGATGAAAATTTAAGTGGCGTATCGCGTGTATTCATTAAATTTACAGGAATTGTAGATAACGAGAACAAAAGAGTTTACGAAAGCTAAGACATGTGGTTATAAGTCAAGATGAATTTTAGTTCTTTGAAAACTGAATATGCTTGTTGAAAACCTGAAAAGCGTACACTAACTAAGCCTTTGAAAAATAAATTTTTTTCAAAGAAGTTAAAACATCTTTAAAAAGAGATTTGTTTAGCTATACCAATTCTTCTTTCTGATAAATTTGGTGTCTACTGAGCAGTGTGTAAATCACCCTAATTAATTTTCGTGCTGTTAGTGCGAGGGCGCGCTTGCGTGGTGATCGGATGGCTTCAGAATATTTTTTCTGATAATACGTTCGCATTGTATCATCATAGCGAATTACTGAACCGGCAGCTTCGATTAAGTAATAACGTAGATAATTATCTCCTGAGTGAGTCATGGGTGTTTGATCACC